TCTTCTTCAGCTGTGGCACAAAGGCAGTTATGCCAGACCTGATCAAGTACTTCAACTAATCAGGTGAGCTGATGGAAAAATACAGAAACAGATTATCGGGTGCTTTATATGAAACCAATAACGAAAAGGTTATTGAGCAGTTCAAGAGGCACCCGGAACTGTATGAAGAAGTAAAACCGGAAGGGAAGAAACAGAAATCCAAAAAGAAATAGGACAAGAACAGGAGGTAGAGAGAATATGCCAGAAACAGATGAATTAGTAGAACAGGTACAGAGGATCAGAGGGTATGTTGAGTTGATTGACAAGGAGATATTCCCTGTTGATTGTGAATTACTGCAGTATACTGTTTATTCTGTCATTGATAGAGCTCTTCTATATTTGAATCATGAAAAGCTAGAAACAAGATTTGAAAGAATAATCGCTGAGGTAGTAGATGGTATTTTCAGAAAGTTTAAGAACAACCTGAATACTGGTAATGTAGAAAATGCTGTTTCAAGCATCAGCGATAATGGACAGAGCATATCATATTCAAATGAGATCAGAAACTACCTCCAGTCTTCCTCTGATAATGAACTGTTTGGCGGTTTTACAAACGTGCTTGCAAGATACCGCAGACCGAGGATGCTATGAGAATACCGGAGAGTTTTAAGAAGGCTATAGCAGAAACCTTCTATGACAAAAAGGTCAACATCCTTACAGTTGTTGAAACAGTGGATGCTGAAGGTGGAGTTAAAAGGACCCCAGGGCCGTCAGGTAGATCTTTTATGGGAAATGTGAACTTCAATAATCTGAAGGAAGTCCAAGAAGAATTAGGATTAACTTATGACGTTGATGTGGCTATAACAACAAATGATGAAAATGTCAGAATCAATGATCTGATCGAATACAACGATATTATTTTCACCGTTACTGATGTAGTCCCTCATGACAGTCATAAGCTGGTGGTAGCTACCAAGTATGGCAAAGTTTGATGCTGAAATCAGAGGCTTTGATAGGCTTATGAAAAAGCTGGAAGGGGTCTCAGCTGAAGATATCTTGCCAGCGATAAATAAGGCTACATTGTTCGTGGAAGGCCAGGCAAAGGAGCTGGCACCTGTAGCAAGTGAGTTCTCCAGGGCTATTGGTGCTATTTCAGGTCAGTTAAGGGAGAGTATTCACACCAGAGTTGAAACAGAAGGAAAGAAAATAACCGGAACTGTATTTACAGCTACGGAATATGCTCCATATGTTGAGTTTGGCACTGGTGTAAAAGGAAACGGTACATATCCTTATCAACCTGAAGGAATAACACTTTCCTATAAAGACAAAGGATGGTCTTTCCCTAACCCGATGCATCCAGAAGAATTTATTCATACAAAAGGTCAAAAGGCTCAACCGTTTATGTATCCGGCATTACACCAGAACAGAAAAAAGGTTGATCAGATACTTCAAGATGGTATTAAGCAGGCAATAAGAGAAAAAATGGGAGGCAGTCAATGATAAATCCAAGATTAGAGATCAAGAGCCTTCTGGACACGCTGGGCTATCCAGTATACAAGAGCACACAGACAGTATTCAATACATTACCGGCACTGACATATTACATTGCTGACAGTCATGTAGAGTTAACGCTAGACAGACAGATAGCAAGCCAATTTACAGATGTATGGATCAGTATCTGGAGCGAAGATGGCCCTGAAGCAAGCAGTATTCTTGATAGGTTAGAGGAACTATTAAGAGCAAACAATTACACTTTAACATTCAGTGCAGATGTGCCTAACACCGATGCAGGGCTAGTTCATATCAGCACTAGATTCAATAAAACGGAATAGGAGGAATTAGCATGGCTGTAACAAGTGCAAGAGCAATGGGTACTTCTCTTACCTTAAAAGGTGAAAACAACGCAGCTGATACAGTAATCGGCAGTCTTCTGTCTATCGGAGGTATCAGTGTTGAAGTTGAAGAAAGAGACATTACCACATTAGACAGCCCTAATGGAGCAGATGAGTTTGAAGCAGGAAAGACCACTCCTGGTGATTTAGCAATCAGCGGACTGATCAAGAAGACAGCTGATGAAGCCAATATCACAACACTGTATGATCTGTTATGGGCTAAGACAACAGAGAACTGGGAAGTAACATATCCATCAGGAGCTAAATGGGTGTTTGCAGCATTCGTCAAGGCATTTGAAATGGGCGAAGCAACAGTAGATGGCAACGTTGAGTTCAATGCAACATTAAAACTGTCTGGCAAACCAACATATACAGCAAGTGTGTAAGGGGTTATTAAGTTAACCCCTTTTTTAGAAAGGAAAACATGAAGATTAACTTTAAATTTAACGCTACTATTGTTGATGAAATTGAACAGGCAAAGAATAAACTGCCTATTGAAAACATTGTGACTGATACAACATTGAGCAATCTGGCTTTATTTGTTATGAAAGCCAGTGTTAATGATGATGGAAGAGTAGGGTGCAGTAAAACAGTTGCACTCAAGCTCATTGATGAATACTTAGAGGATGAAAATAACGATAAGAATACCCTGGTGTTTGATGTTATGGAGGCATTAGCGGATGCCGGTTTTTTATCGAGACAGATGGATGTGAAAGCATTCAGACAGCAGCAGGAGAATCTGATTCAGGAAGCCAATCAGTTTTAACCTGGGGAGATAGATGGAGATCAGCCGAAGAAGATGCTATTTACATCGGTTTATCTCTGAAAGATTTCTGGAGTCTAACTCCAAAGCAATACGAAAAATACGTTAATGCTTACGTAAGAAAACAAAAGGATAAGCAGGAAGAAATGGAATACCAGTTGAAATTAACTGATTCCCTGAACTATCTTCTGGGAAGATATATCACCTGGGCTTTCAATGATCCTAAGAATTATCCAAAAGAGCCATATCTTTCCAGAAAGCATGAGAGCAAGAGAGTTCAGACTGATGAAGAAATGGAAAGACAGGCAAGGCTTCTTACTATGGCGTGGGGAGGTGAGATAATCAATGCCAGCAACGACAATAGATGAACTTAATGTCAAACTAACAGCGGATGTAGATGATGTTAGACAAGAACTAAACAATCTTAAAAAGGATTTTAAGAATTGGCAGAAAGATACAAAAAACAATGTTGGTAAGATGGGTGATCTGTTCAAAAACCTCCAGAACACCATAAGAAGATGTGCTATTGGCCAGATGATCTACAAAGACATTGTAGGAAATATTGATAATGCCATAAGCAGATTAGATACATTGAACAACTATGCCAAGACAATGGGAAACCTTGGCGTTAGTTCTGATGATGCAAATGCTTCTTTAACCAGGCTAAGTGAAGCTCTGGTAGGTTTACCAACGACAATGGATGATGCAGCATTGGCAGTTCAGAGGTTTACCAGTGCAAACGGTAATGTGAAGGCGTCAACTGAAATGTTCATAGCTCTGAACAATGCAATCTTAGCAGGAGGAGCTTCAGCACAAGCTCAGGCATCTGCCCTGGAACAGCTAAGCCAGGCATATGCTAAGGGAAAGCCAGATATGATGGAATGGCGTACTGCAATGCAGGCAATGCCAGCACAGCTGAAACAGATAGCAATCTCAATGGGATATGTAAGCGCCGATCAGTTAGGTGAAGCTCTGAGAAGTGGTGCTGTATCAATGAACCAGTTTATGGTTGAATTGACAAAGCTCAATAAAGAGGGCGTAAACGGGTTTTCTTCATTTGAGGAGCAGGCAAAGAACTCAACCGGAGGCGTTCAGACAGCAATGACTAACGTCAAGACGGCTATAACAAGAGGCTTGGCAGATATAATGAATGCAATAGGGCAGTCTAATATAGCTGCCTTTTTCAATGGAATAGCATCGGCAATAAATAAGGTTGTACCGTATGTTGTAGCATTCACCAAAGTCATAATGACTGCTGTAGCAGCGTTAGCAGGATTATTCGGTAAAACTTTGAATACACAGCTATCAACTACAACTAATGCTATTTCAAGCGTAGGAGCCAGTGCTGGATCCACAGCAGATAGCATTGACGATACGACAAAGTCAACTAAAGGTCTAACTAAGGCAATGAAGTCCTTGGCAGGCTTTGATGAAATGAATGTCCTTACTGATAATTCGTCAGGTAGAGGATCTGAATCAGATTCGGTAGCAGCTGGATTAGGAGATCTGTCAGGTATAGATCTGTCCGCATTTGATGAGTTAACCGATAAAGTAAGTGCAGCGGATGAGATTTATCAACAGATGATAGGAACTCTCAGTACCGTAAAAGAAGTCATGATGGGTATATGGAACTCTGCTCCAGTACAGGCGTATGTGGATGCCGTGAAAGCAAAATGGCAGTTCCTATACAACTTCATTACGACAATGTCTGTAGCTATCTGGGATAACCTGAGATTAACTTGGAATAATACAAAGGATGACATTGTTGGTGGCCTAGAAAACTTAGTTACATTCTGGACTCAGTATTGGTCAGATATTAAGGCAGGCATAGAGACATGGGGGACACCTATTATCAATGGAGTAGCAGGATTATTTACTTCCATCTGGCAGGATGTCATTTCACCAGCTTGTGAGATTATTTCAAAAATATGGAATGATCTGACAGAAATACTGGTGGATCTGTGGAACAAACATGGTAAACCACTTGTCGATAATATTGGAGAGTTTATAACGAAAACGATTGCTCTATTCCAGAAGATCTGGGATGAGATAGTATACCCAATTATACAACCGGCCTTAGAAATGATAGAAAACCTTTGGAATGACTATCTGAAAGATATGATCAAGGAAGTTGGAGACTTCATAGGTGCAGCAGTAAATGGAGCGCTTGAACTATACAACAAGTTCATTTTACCAATAGTGAATTGGTTGATTGATAAGTTAGGCCCAGTAGTTTCTTCTATTACTCAATCTATATCCAAAGCAGTTGGGAGCGTTCTTAGCAGTGTATCAAATGTTGTATCAACAATATTTGGTATTCTGAAAGGCATTATAAACTTTGTAACAGGTGTGTTTACAGGTGATTGGAAGAAAGCTTGGCAAGGCATAAGCGATATCTTTAGTTCAGTTTTCAACGGCATCAAAAACGCATTCAAGATCCCAATCAATCAAATTATTGATGGAATTAACGGTTTTATCAGAGGAATAAACAAGATAAAGATTCCATCATGGGTACCAGTAGTGGGAGGAAAGGGATTCTATATTCCTGGAATACCAAGATTGGCAAAAGGTGGAACTATAGACAGAGCAACACTTGCCTTGGTTGGTGAAGCAGGAAGAGAAGCAGTGCTGCCATTAGACCGTAACACTGAATGGATGGATGCACTGATTGAAAAGATCCCTCAGAACAGCAATGCTCAGAGGATCGTGATTCAGATAGGAGATGACGTTATCGTTGATAAGATCATTTCCGGAATAAATGATAAACAATACTTAACTGATGAGGAGCTGATTTTAGTATGAGTGTATATACTGGTGATTTTATTACTATCAACGATCGGCATTTGCCTTACATAAAACAGTTTAAGGTTGGAAGAAACAAACTTTGGAAAGATGCCGAAAGAAACATGGCAGGAACAGTAAATGCTACACTTATTGGTATCTTTCCGAAGATAACAATTACTACCAGAAGACTAACACAGGCTGAAGCTTCTCAGCTTGTGTGGTTGCTGGATAGACCGTCATTCACCGTAACCTGGTTTGATGTAAGAAACCAGGAAACAACTACAGGCCGTTATTACTCAGGCGATTATGATATTGAACTACTTTAAGGCGAAAAAGAAAGAGGGCTGTATAAAGAAGTTACAGTCAATCTGATACCAATTTCAAGAAGGAGGTATGATTGATGTACAACGTCAGCAATGCCTTTAAAACGGCCATAAAACAGCCCATAAA